CAAAGAGTTGATGTAAGAACATCCAACCAACACACCAACAATGGCTCCTGAGTCAGTTGTACTAGCAGCCACGATGTAGCCACTAGTATTCACAGAAACGGTGTCACCGTTCATGATTGCTGTTGCGTAAGAAGGCGCGATTGGGATTTGACGGATCGCTCCGGCGTAAGGCAAACCGTCAATTCGATTGACAGGCTTGAAACCATACGTCTTATCAATGGTAGGGTATGCCATCTATAGACTCCAAAAAAAATTAAGTACCTTTACCGAAAGTAACCGTGGATTTACGTTCTTTGAACATAGGCATCCGTGGGTCATTTTCGCGCATGTAAGTATTGTCCACTGCCGCCATCTGCGCTTCCGACTGCTGTCGGTAGTAAGCATCTCGCTGTTCAGTAAACTCTACCGGGGTTTTACAAAGTAACAATCCACCTACCTCTACGCTGTCTGGAAACTGTGCATTAGTTGAACCAAACAAACGAATTTCAGGGTGATCGGAAGCTTTGACGGGTTCCCAGCCTTCGCGCAGTTTTTGAGAGATGTTTGTTGCATCTGCTTTATTCAAGGTGCTTACACGGATCCAACGAAAAGCGTAGCCGGGTTCTGGATGAGGATCGGGCAAAAGCTGGGGCGGCATCCATTGTTTAGGACGAGCATAAGCTTCACGACTTTCAGTTTCACGTTTAGCACGAGTTTGAGTTTCAGACATATCAATCACCTTTTCTTAATTCTGCAATTTTTTGAGCCATAAGTTCGTGGGATACACCGAACTTTTTAGCCATCGTTACCTGAAATGGAGTGAGCCGAATCTTGGAAGATGAGGTGCTCCGTGTCGCAGGTGCGACGACATTCGATTTTTGACGAGGAGCGGATTGACTCTGTGGAGTTTCCGGTTCGTTGCTTTCCAGACCGAAGTTCTCTGGAAACACTTGGCGAATTCGAGAATTTAGTCTCGCATAATATTCGTCGGAGTTTGGGTCAATGCCATTCTTAATGAGCTTGGTGTGCAAGCCCAGAGCAAAGCTGGTCATTTCATCATCGCTACCGAACCAAGAATTCTCGGTTTGCCATCTAGCAGCTTTAGGATCTACTTGTGGCTGACGAGGGACTTCCCTAGGAGCGATTTTTACTTCATTTTCTTCTTCTTGTAAAGCAGGTTTGAAATTATTTACACGGTCCATTTTAATTTTGGCCGATGTTAATAACTCCTGTGCTTCAACTAAAGCGTCAGAATCACCCGATTCATACGCTGATTTATAGCGTCTTTTAGCATCATCCACCTCATTAGATACTACCTTTTTGGCTTGTTCTAATAGAGCAGATTGACCTTGAGATAATGAACCTTTCAGTTTCTTATTTTCTTCCGCCATAGACTGAGCAAAGAGTAGAGCCTCTTCCCGCTCTCTGGCAGCTTCTTCAGCCCTGCGGCGTTCATTATGAAAACCAGACTGCAAATCTGAGATGCGCTTCTTGACCTTCTCGTCATACGCCTCGATCTCATCTACTTCTTTTGCCGGCTTAGCTTCTTGTTTTTTTTCAGGTTCAGCAGATTCAATGTCTACATCAATGCCGCCATCATCTTCCTGAACTGTTGCTTTTTTGCCAACTTCATCTGGAAATTCAAACTCTTGTTTTTCAATTTCAGCCATTTATAGCTCCTTATTATTGAGGACGTTGAATTCCACGGGGATCCTGTACAACCGCCTCAACGCTGTCATCGTTAATCAGTCGCCACTCGGTACCGTGGATTTTCATTCGAGTCCCAGTATTGGGGCGCGTAATGATGAAGTCTCCAACCTTACAAGAAGGGCCGGAGGGAAAACGTTTCTCATCCTTAAATGCGTCTGGACCCATTTTTGCAACAAACAAAACAGGTGAAAGAAGCTCCTCATGGTGCATGGCCGTGGCAGACTTCAGAATACCAGTCTCGCTGAATTCTTCTTCCGCTTTTGGGAGCATACAGAGTATGTGATAGGTAGCCGGATCAGGCACTTGCTTGGCCTTCTCCTCTGTGCTTTTATTTAAAAGCCCAGATAAATCAACTGCAGACACATCAAATTCACTCATCGTCATCTTCCTTAATTTTTCTTAAAAGGTCATTTAACTCATACTGCGCGGTTTGTAGACCCTTGATTACTCCGCACATCTCTTTGTAATCGGCATAGTCTTTAGCTACGCCGTCACTCAAAGCCCTAGATAAATCCATAACTCGCTCTAAAATTCTTTTATTTACGATCTCAAATATTTTCAGTTCCATAATTAACTCCAAGATGTAGAAATATTTAAATAATTTTGCGAGTTATGGACAAACAACGTCTTAACCCTTAGTCATTTTTGTAATGACGTCTGCTTTTATCTTCTGCTCGTGCGTTTTTTGCGCAGATTGCAGCCTTAAAAGCTCTCGTTGCGTCTCAGCCTTGATACGTTCTTGGTCAATACTCAAACGAGCCTGCGCCAACGCCATATCTGCCTGATCTTTTGCAGCTTTTCGCTTAACTTCTTCAGCTTTGATCTGCAATTCAGCTTGTTGCATCTGAATAAGCGGATCTTGAGCCTGTTGCTGGGCTTGTTGCTGCTGAGCCTGAGCCATATTCATCTGCAAAAGCTGTGTACTTGCGTCAGCAACCAGCTTAGACAGCTGAACTTCCACATCTTCTGGCAGTTTTTCGTTTGGCGGAGGCAAAGGTACGCCCATTTGCTCTTCAATTTTGCGTCTATAAGAGAATGCCAAGTGCTCCGCGATGTGAGCCTGAATAGCAGCCATCATTTGCTGAGCCATAGGGTTCTGTCCCATCGTCGCAGCAATCATAGGATCCTTCATAAAGGTCGTATGAGCTGCAATGTGAGCATCTTGGTCCTGATAAATGAAAGCTTTTGTAGGCTCGCCCTTCAAAAACGCCATATTTTCACTAACAGGATCGCGTGGCTGCTCATCTTCTGGCGTCGGAACAAGCTTCTCACCATTCTTAATACCCAAAACTTCAATCATCTGTCTATGAAGGTTAGGTAAATTGTAGATTTGTGGAGCTGCCTGAGCCATTTGCATCACAGCTTGGTACTGCATGATGCGCTGAGCCATCGTAGAACTATTAGGATCAGATACAGGTATAACATCAACCATGTCATAGTCAGCCTGCTTAGCCATCTTGCTTCCAGAGGCTGGATCGTACTCATACTCACCCGGCGCATAGTCACGAATAATCGCTTTTAAAAGCTTAAATTCCTGCTTCATCGAGTAATGAACACGCGCCTGAACAGCCGACATTGTTTTAAGCTGGCGCTCAAGCAAAGCCAAAGTGGTTCCAACAGGAGCATTAGCACTCATATCACTGATATTCATATCAGCAATAGAGCCTAACCTACGACCCTCTTCAGTTACTTTATCAAGCAAACCAGCCAAGACTTGCGACGGCTCCTTATAAGGAAGCGTCATGATGTTGTCTTTGATAGACCCACTAGGTACATCCACATCCCTAAACTCGCCCGGAGCAATAGGAGTGTCATCACCCTTAACTCTTAATCCTCTAGACTTTAAGCCGCCGGGTAAATTGCTTAACGTACCAGCGTCAATGAGCTGCCTAATAAGAGATGTGCCGGCTCGGGCATAGCCACCAATAAGATGTATGAAACCAAAGCCATAAGCACCAAAGCCGGGTACATAATCGTACTGAACAAAGTGCTGGCGCTTAATACACTTTTCATCATCCTCAGCCCAGTTGCGGTAGATTGACAAAATCTTATTAGTGCCAACATCAATCGTAATGATGTACGGTAAAGCAATACCATCCTCATCCTCATAGCCCGGTAAATCATAGTCAACTTGTATTTCATAAATCTGATAACGGTCATCGTCTGTTACCGAATAACCCTGCTCATCGGCTTTCTTCTTCTCTACGTCTGTATGTAGATTACTAGGTTCACCTAAATCTATATCACGGTAAAAACCAGCTACCTGTAATTTTCTAATCTCATTCTTAGACTTACGCATAATGTGCGTAACACGCTCAGCTGTACGCGAACCACTAGAGCCATAAGGAATAATAATGTCCTCTGCTGGCGCATACACAGCTGTCTGGCGGCCAAGACTTGGATCGTAATAAACTTTCTTAAAAGCAGATCCAGCCAATCCTAAGTTAAACAACAAACGCTCATGCTCAGGACGATACTCAGGCATCTCCTCAGTTAACTTGTAATTCATGTCCTCCTGAACACGCGCAGCCGCTTCAGTCTTAAGACGATCAATCGCACCAATAATTTCCGTCTTAACAGGACCAGCCGCAGGGAACGTTTCAATAATCGTTTCACTCTGGAATCTGACCGCCGCTTCAGTAAGAATTGTAGAGAAAACTCCACAGGCTCCATTCCATGGCTCTGTTCTTTCTTCATACTTCATCCCCAAAACATCTAGACCCTTAACATACATCTCCACCCAATCTTTTCTGGATGTGATGTCACCAGACACCTCTTCAATCAAATCAGACCCCAGCGTGGCCAATACACTGTCATCTAAATACTCAGCCAAATTAGAGTCAAATTCATCTTCATTCTCACCACTAGGTGATAGATCAATCTCAATCCCGTCTATATTGATAGACATGCTTTCAGGATCTTCAACGTCTATTTCTACCTCTGGACCAGCCATAATGCCCTTCGGCATTTCATATAAAGATTTTTCCATGTGAGCCTCAATAGTAACTTTGCTTTTTTCTAAAGCCAATTAGATCTTCACGCTCGTCTGTATCAAGCCGCAAAAATCCACCCTGTCTGAAACGAATCAATCCCTGCACACAAGCATCAACCAAGTCATCGTGGTCAGCATTCGGAAACGCCGCCATCTGCTCAACCAGCTCGTGCGCCCACCTCGTATCAGGTGCCCATACTTTACCCGACTTGAACAAATCAGTCACTGAATTCAATCGCACAAACTTATCATTACCCCTCGACGGCGTGTATTCACTCACCACAATACCCATTCGTCTTAATTCAAATATCAACGGCGCCCCAGCAGCCTTCGCCTCAACCACAAAAGCATCAGGCTCCCAATCCTTATAGTGATTAAATGCCTTCTCCTTCAACTCAGGAAACTCCATCCTCTTTTGAAAAGCATCCAACAAAATAATATTCACATCCTCTGGGTTCTCATTCAAATGAAACACTCCCAAAGTCACACACGCCGAATAGTCCGATCTCTCATTCTTCGTAAACGCCGTATCCCAACTCTGAATAATAAATTCACATCTAGGAGGATCTTCCTGCTCCCATATCTTCCACCACTCCCGCTTAACCAACGCACCCTCTTCTCCCGTAGGGTTCTGCTGATACTGCGCATTCCACTTACTAGGAGGCAACTCATCCCTAAGCGCCTCCAACTCCTCTAAGCTCCAAAACTCTGGCCATAAGGGTTTACCACTAGGCATGATCGCAGGCAGCTCTATCAACTCCCACTCCTCACCCTTGTCCCTACTAGCTGCATCCTTGATGATTCTACCAGTCAGGTCCTTCTCCGACCAGCGGGTCATCACTACAACAATAGCCCCACCCGGCTGTAATCGCTGCCTAGGACCAGATGTATACCACTCATAAACTTTATCAAAAACTTTAGGATCACCCTGAGCTAAAGCAGCCTCCTGCTCCGAGTGAGGATCGTCAATAATCAATAAATCCGCACCCTTACCCGTCACAGTACCCTCAACGCCAATAGCAAAATACTCACCTCCACTGCTAGTAGCCCACCTACCCGCAGCCTTACTATCTTGCCTCAAACTTACATTAGGAAACACCTTAGCGTACTGCTCCGAGTCCACCAAGTTCCTAACCTTCCTACCAAAACCCACAGCCAAATCCGCCGTGTTCGAACACTGAATCACCTTCTTATTAGGAAACTTCCCCAAAAACCACGACGGCAACAGATAACTCGCAAACTCTGACTTAGTATGCCGAGGAGCCATATTGATAATCAACCGCTTAATCTTCCCACTCGCTATATCCTCAAACTTCTTAGCCATCACCGCATGGTGTCTCCCACCAACAAACCCCGGCCACATCGTCTTGATGTACTCCATAAACGAAGCCTGCGACCTCTCCCGCACTATCGCACTCTTATACTCCTCAACCTCAGCCAAGAACAAATCCCTCTCGTTCTCAGGCAAACTATCAATCAATTTCTCTAAGCTCACTCTAGATTCCTAAAGTTGATATACACCGGCCTAATCGTCCTACCTTGTCGGTCAACCTTCTTTATAACACCTATATTCACAAGCCGCTTAATTATTTTTGAAGTATTTGACATACTCATCTTCCCCCTCTGATGCGCTATATCCCTTAAAGACGGGCTAAACCCATACTTCTTCCACCACTCATCAATAATCAAAAACACTTCCTTCTGTACCGGCGTCATCTCTACCTCCATACATTCTTCATACGTCTTATCACTCTTACGAGCCACCATCTTCTTGTTGATCTGGATCCTATAATTCATAAATAATTTCTACAGAATTTATAAAAAATTTCTGCACCTAGAATTCATAAATAATTTCTAGAAAATTTTTTGCAGAATTAATTAAATTATTCTACCGGGGGTCTTCCTCTATAGAAGGGGGTGGGGTCTCACCATCCATTTTTTCAATAGGGTGGGGGTCCAATTCTTCTTGGGATCGTTCGGGTGGAATAGTATGTATAAGATCTTGGGACTCCGCAACGTCATTTGGGGGGGTCGGGAGGGGGTGGGGTTCGCCTGCCAACTCTCGCAATAGGGTGTCCGCCTCTACGACTGTCGCATCCTCCGCGCCCGCGTTAAGCATCGCACGCAACTGACCCATGATCTTCGCCTTGGTGTCCTCGCTCGACCTGATTGTGCGTATCTCCTTGCGCTCTGTGAATGCCGCCACCTCTGTGACTGTGCCCAAGACCTTTGCCGCTTGCACCTTCGTGGCTTGCTTGGCTTCCGGGTCAATCACAACCTGAACAAGGGATTGGATTACAAGCTCCCTCAAAGCCGCAGGGGTGCGATGTTTACTCGCCTCAATTGCCAGCTTATAAGCCTCCACCTCTAAGGCGATTCGCGGGTCACTCGCCAGCTTGTAAGGCTCTGTCGTGATCGTGGCTCTTGTAGCATTCGCCTTGTGGCTCTGCCTGTATGCGTCTGCCTTCGTCTTACCGAGCGCGAGACCTTTCGCAAACTCCTTTTGCTTTCCTGTCAAAGCTCTGTCAGAAACGCCTAGAAGCTCAGTCAATGGGACTTGCTCTAGACCTTCCTTGATCTGCTTTCTTGTGAGTGTTTTCATCTCTCTGTCTCTCCTACTTGATTGGGGGAACAATCAGCAAAACTGCATCGCTTCGCTAAGCTCCCGACCGCGCGATTGGAACAGAATTTATTAAATATTTCTAGACCTTTAGGCAGCTTGTTTTTGTAAGCATTTCGTTCACAATTTAAAAATGCGTTTTACTCTGCTTTTGTAATGCTTTTGATTACATAGGGAAATCCCCTAGCGTTGATTTTAAAGGCTTTTTTCATACATGGCACGATTCTATTATGCTATAAGTGTGTAAGGCACGATAAATTTTTACACTGCTTTACAACCACTTACAAAGGAATGATAATGAACCTCTACCGACTCAGTTTGATGATTGATAAAAAAGCCGAAACCATGGGGCTCGACTCCAGTGAAATTTTAATTATTAAAACCGCCCAACGCATAACTGATGCGACCTATGGCGAATGCTTTCTTGCACTAATCAAAGCCGATTGGGACTTGCCTGTGGCTTGTCGCCTTATCTCCGAACTTCACGAAACCAACTAAGGAAAAACCATGTACATGACACCATCCGAACAAGCTGACGAGCGCAGGGCTCAAGCCCGCCTCAGCCGCAGATTTGCAAGCGAGGATCGCTACCTTGCCCGCCTTGCAAAACGCGAAGCCGTGGCAGAACAAATGATCGGGGAACTGGTCAACGGCAAGCTTTATGTTTACCCTGTAGGGGGCAAGTACCGCGAGGGCACTCGCTCCGAATTAATCGCTTTTCTCATCCGCAATAACTACGCTTAACCCAAAGGAAAAACCATGCAAAAACCATTCACAAACAAAGTATATGGGTGCGACATCGACGAGCTTATCGCGGAAATTAAAGACTCTGTGCCTTACAAGGTTTCCGGTGCTTACATGATCGTCGCGGGGCTTATGTCGGACGCCCAAGAACTGATCGCCTTCGAGCGAGCAGAGCAAGCCCGCCAAACCCTGAACTGCGCCAAAGCCGTTTTGTTCAAGATCATGGACGGAGAACTTGTCGGAACTGTTGAGCGCGTCTAAGCAATGCCTGAAGCCCTTGCGTGAGGGCTTTGGAGATTACTTAACCACCAAAGGAGAAACCATGAGATCAAAAGGAATTATTGCTTCAACAATTGGCTTTGATATGGATGAGATGGAGGCTTACCGCTACCAACCCACCCGCACAAAACAAGCCATTTACGCAATAGGACAGTATTACTACGCCTGCGGAAAAAGAAAACCAACCGATGAAGTTGGCAGTGAATGGCTAATCGACCGAGACCAATTTTGGGCAGAACAAAACAAAACTGTTCTTTGGTCTGCAAAATCAATTTAAAGGAGAAACCATGAACGCAATAGTTTTAGACACGCCCGAGCAGATCGCCCGCTACCGCCTCCTGACCCTCCGAGCCGCCTTGCGGCTTGAACTGGCGGGAATGAAAAAGCGCGGGGATTCCGCTTACAAAATCCTCAAAGCCGAGGGCTACTCCGGCACTCGCGCCCAAGTTTTAGAGCAACTTCACAACCACCTAGAAGCAACCAAATAAAGGAGACCATCCGATGAAACGCTATTTTGTCCACATCCCAACATGGATACATGTCGCCATGACCTGCTACGGCACGAATAAAAAAGATGCTATTGCCCGTTTTCGCCATCAGCATGGGCTTGTCCGCATGCCCAAGGGCTACGGCATTTGGGAGGCTTGAATCATGTTTACTTATATCGCCTTCTACAAAGGCAAACAAATCACAGTCAACGCCCTGCGCTCATTCGATGCACAGGAACAAGCCGCCCGCATTTTCAAAGCCAAAAAGTCCTATGAAGTTACTGTAATGCTTGCCGCCAAAGGTGACGAGCCAGTTATCCACCACCCCGCCACAATTTAAGGAAACACCATGCAAAGAATCACACGCAAATTTTTAGAAGCCCGCATTAATACGCTTAACCGCATGACGGGCAACCCTTTAGATGCCTACCGCACCGAGAACGGGAAACACTTTGCCAATATCGGCAACTACCACCTAGACGGGGCTTATGGGGGCTTTGCCCTTTACCGCATGGTAGGCGAATCGGGCGGGTGTTCTGATATTTTCTCTTGTGGTCATGTAAGCGCACGACAACTGAGCGACCTTATCGCGGCATATATGGCGGGCATTTACTCGGTGCAAAAGGAGACGGCATGAACTACGCACCCGCCTACATCATTGCCCAAGGCTACAAATTCGAGCGCACAAAAAGCAGCGCACACGCGAAAACCTACCGCAATTGGCTTGCCCAAGCCACCGCCAACGACCCCGCCAACCGCTTGGAAATCGTCCGATTGTTTGAATTGGGAAGATCAGAAGCTCGATGACTGTCACACCTAAAGCCTTCGCCCGAGGGCTTTGGGGGGAATAGTCCCCGCAACTAAGGAAACAAAATGCAAACTAGAACACGCAAAACACCGCACGGCTACATGACCGAGACCAACATCCCATTGAGCGACTCAATGCAGTTATCCCTTACCACGATGAAAAGATCATCCGGTAATGTCACCACGACCGCAGTCGTGACCATCCGAGAGGGGCAATTCTTTACGCACCGAGTATTTCACGACTACAACAAAACGCTTTTGTCTAGCCGTGTCGCCCGATGCACGCCCAAGATTTTGGAGACCCAACACGCCCAAGCCTTGGAAGCTTTAGACGCTATTCGCGACACAGTAAACCACCACTACGCAACCCTGAACTAAAGGAGACCATCCGATGAAAACCTACGAAATAAATTTCACATACACGGCACAACACAACATGGTTGTCGAGGCTGAATCGGAAGCAGAAGCAATAGAGATTGCACAAGAAGACTTCAATATAAGCCAATCTAGCTACGAGCTTGGGGGCTCATGGGAGATTGGTTACATAGACGAACTAAAGGAGACCATCCGATGATTGACGCGAACGCCTTATCGTCAGCCCTTTGCGATATGTACGACATACGCGAAGCCCTGACCGACAAGATAAAGAACAAGCCCAAGGACAACGAGGGCACAGATATAACCATTGGGGACTGCCTCGATGATGTCATTTTATTTTTGGAACAACTAGAGGAGACCATCCGATGATTGAAATTATCAAAACCAAAGACGGCTACATGGTGCAACACATGGACGGAGAGCTTGAGGGTCAATACCTTTGGGACATGGCAGGGAATAACTTGTTTGACACCTACGAGGAAGCCGAAAGGGTATTGAAAGGGCTTGATAAACCTATTGCCCTAAATATTCCCGATTGGGATTGGGGAGAGAAAAGCAATCACAAACTTCGCAAGATGTTTTCTATTCCCGCAGATCAGCCGATGCACGCAAACCACCGACTAGATTTTTTCCTCAACTATCTTTTACAGGAAGTTAGTGTCAACGAACTGGTCAGCGTTTATTTGCATCACACGCCATTAAAGATATTGAAAAGCGAAGCCGACGCAATCGGTTGTTATGAATTAGAACTGGAGGAAGAAGATGAGACTGGAACACAGAACAGCAAGCAGGATGCTTGACTTTGTCAATGGTTACGTTGAATGTGCAAAGGAAGATGGTAGATGGGGATCAATAGATGCATGGGTTACCTTTGAAGGAGTAGATATAAACATCTACGACTGCGAGGGTACTTACCTACAGGCTACTGTCTATGGAATCAAGGATGGGTACATCAATACAGATGATGTGCTTTGCAATGACTTGTTTAAAGAACCAAACATATAGGGGTCAATATGAAAATGAAAGTAAGTAAGAGTATTGAGGATACAAAAACACACTTTGAAAGGGTTACAGAATGACACACGACGAATTAAAAACCAAGATTGGCGAACTGTTGGAGGATTACCATTTTGCTGAATTGTCAGACCTTACAGGAGAGGACGACACACTGTGTCGAAAGATTGTGCACGAGTTATATAGCAAAAACTCAGACGACTGGCAACCCGAAATGTCAGGCGACATTTGGGCAATCTACGGCAAGACATTCTCAGCCGAATGGATAGATGAGAATGGCGACTGCCTAGCATTTGATACCGAGGAAGAAGCTAACCAATATATTAAGGAGACCATCCGATGATCTATCACCCACGACTAATCACAGTTAACTTTGAAGAACTGTTCCACGATGCCGAGGGGTTCATGCTTAACGAGGATGACCTCATGTGGGCTTTGGATATGGCACTCATAAACAACTACCACCACCATCCAATCGTGCCTCAGTTAGAGAATGAGATCGTCAAAATAGTTAATGAAAAAGCTGCGAAGCGAAAGGAAAAAGTATGAAAGTCTTTGAACTAATTGCCCACCTACAAGAACTGCCCCCGCACCTCGATGTCTTGATTTGGGACGCGGGAAACAGGTGCGGTATTTCCATGGTAGATGACGCATTTATCCATGACGAGCAGTACCCATTTGTAGAACTCAACACAGACACAGACGACTAAGGAAACATCATGATTGAATCTAAAGAACGCATCGTATTTAACGACTATGTAATTGACATTGGTAAGGGACGAGAGTACGGATATGTCAGAGTAAAAGTAGCAAACAACGCATTTATTGTTAGCGTCCATGACCAATTCGACCGCCCGATTAAGGAAGATATTTACCCAATCAAGCGCAACCTAACGCCCGATGAACTGGCTTTCATGGACTCATACAGTAGTAATGTTGCAGACGCACCGCCCGAAGTTGTAGAAGCATTCATCCGAGCAGAAAACCATGATGAATTTGTTCAAGAGTATGGCAATGAATACTACACAGGACTGGCAGATGCTATTGGCGTATGGGACGATGCTAAACGATATTACAAGGACGCAAAATGAAAACCTACAAAGTAATTGCCAAGCTAACGACGTACTTCTATGAACACGTAGAGGCTGCGAATGAAGACGAAGCTTATGCCATAGCCAAGGACATGGACGGGGGCGCATTTATCCCCGTCGATCAGGGTATCGGAGGCGACTGGTCTATTGACGACGTTTATGAGGTGACACCATGAACTACCAATCAAGCTACTGGGACGATGAAAAGCTAGACATATTCCGAGACGCTGAACGCAGAGCTTTCGCTGAGGGTCAGCCGCCCGAGGTTACGCAACTGTACGGCTTCATCATCGACACCCTTGAAGAACTCATTCAACTAAAAGAATCATTGGATACATAATGGAAACAACTAGAACCTTCCCCCGCACACTAGCCGAGGCTTTCCCTAATGACTCCGAGCACCGCGCCCGCTACGGGTGTGCCATCGAAATCACAGGAGAACCTCCGACTTACTGGCAAGAAACCTTGCAATTAGCCGCAGTTTGTATTGCAATCGGCTATGTTCTTGGCAAAATCTTTTAATGAAAAAGAAAACTTTGTTTGCAATTTATCTTGTAGAAGATGAAACCGGTTTCGTAACTGTCAAGTCCGACCATGTAGGCGAGGGCATGATGAGTTACGAAATCGGCTTAGAAATACTGGCCAACCTCAAGATGGCGGAGAAACTGAATCCCCACATCTTGAGCGTTGACTACATGTATTACTCAGAGCAGTTTCAATGATCTGGTTAAGCTCATACCAAACTTCAACAATCCGATGCGTTGGTGAGTGTCGTTCGCGTCCTCACCCACCACATCGCTCATCCAATACTTCCATCCGATCTCTTTTGCTATGCGCTCTCCCGTCCCACTTTTATCGTTGTCCGCTATAACGAGACCATCCGGTAAGCCTTCGGCAATCTTTTTCATATTGCCCGCGCTAAAGCAAACATGAATGGTGTACCTCCGACTCATCTTCCTCAACGCCATCTGAATTGATAATGCCGTTGCATATCCCTCACACAAAATATGAACGCCCTTATTGTCAATAATCATTTCAGCATTACTGGTGCGCTGCCCATACAAAAACTTCTTAGATCCATCCGACTCAATTAGTTGACATCCGACAAGGTGTCCATCCACCCGCATAGGTACGACCAATGTCTTCTTACCCTCATGTCCCCAAATCCTATCCTCTGCACCTTCAAACCCTTTACTGTTCAAGTATTCATGCTTACCTAAGACTGTCTGACTCATGATAAATGCCGCCCGCTTGACTGCATCCGCTTGGTCAGCCAACCGCTTAGCGTCAGCCTCACGCATATCCTTTGCTATTCTTTTTCTATCTACATTGATAGGTGTGTCCGTCTGCCATACAGATACCTCTGTATCAACCGCATGGTTCTGCACAAACCCGTGATCGCCCATGAACTTGACCGCCCCGTTTCTTTTTCTTGGGTGGTCATCCGTTGGGTATCTTTTCCACACCCCGATAGGTGGGGGAAAATCTATTTGAATACCATGCGCCCTGCAAAATGAAATGAATTCCATTATCGAGTTCTCCGAATTTGACGAATGTATTTTTTAATGCCGTCAGCTACAAATTTACTAACTATCAAACTCGGAATAACTGGATCATCTTTCAAGCCGCGAGGCCATACCCCGAACTTATCTTTATACACATGAGCCGCCCGACCATTCGACCAACCTTGATTCTCTACATACCACTGAAGCATTGACCACCACAACTGCTTATCCTCACGAGCCATCGTGCCAGTTAACTCTTGTAACTCACCCGCTACCGCTTCAACCTTGGTCTTTCTCTCCCTTATGTGACCGCATGACTTACACATATCAGAATTTAAAGGCCATAAAGCACCACACTTAGGACACTTAGCCGCTTCCTTTTCACGCTCGGTAGGTTCACGCTTAGCCTTCTCCGCCCCGTCATTTAGTTCATTAACACCACCTCCGAACACCTCATCCCACTCCTCACGGAATCTAAGATAGTTACCAGAATGGTCTAACCACACCGCAAACTCTTTGCCTTCACATCCACGCATGACCCTTCCCATCTGCTGAATGTGAGAGGACAATGACTTAGAGAATGGCCTAGCCGAGACTCCTATCATCACATCTGGAACATCAAATCCTTTGGTCAAGATGTCCGTAGCAATCAACCCATGTATCTCTGTGTCAGGCTTACTGAATTCTTCGATCACATCCTTCTTGTATTGATCGTCATCCCGATAACTGATATTGATAAAGTTATATCCACGCTCACCAAGCTTCTGCGCCAAGTCAGAGCCATGAGCCACGCCCGAACAAAACACCACAGTCTTGGCCGGCTTACCAAATATTTCATGGGTTTTTTTCTCCCACTCCACCACAATATCTCCAGTGATCTGCATCCCGCGCTTAGTAGTTTCAATCGGAGACCACTCGCCCGCCACCTTCTTTGCGCCTTCCATATTTATTTCTTTGGCAATAAATACTTTTAGCGGGACAAGAACATCTTGATCCACCAACTCCCGTGTCGTGACTGTTGAAATGACATCCTCATATACCTTAGCCAACCCTTTTGTAAATGGCGTAGCACTCAAACCAATCACACGAATGTCAGGATTGTTCTTTATGAACTGAACTGTCGCGTCCCTTGTCTGGTGCGCTTCGTCAATGATGAGTAAGTTAAGGTTAGGAAACTCATCCCGCCTTTCCAAAGTTTGAGCCGAGCAGATTTGAATCTTCTCCGAGGGTAGATTACGCCAGTGACCCGACTGTAAAACTCCATGCTCAATCTTGTATTTGTCTAGCCGTTGACTGGTCTGATCGCACAGAATGATCCTGTCTAAGACCATTGCCGCACGATTACCCTTCATTTTTGTAGCTTCGAGCAAAGCAATAGCCATCTCTGTCTTGCCTGCCCCCGTAGGTGCATAGAGCATCAGGCTTTTCTTGCCCGATGCAAACCCCTCACGCAATGCCTTTAGCGTAGCCTCCTGATAAGGCCGTAGTTCTAATCCCATATTGTTTCTCCAACTACCCACACACTAGCCTGTGGGCTTAGGCTTTACTTACTTCTTGAGCTGTCTTTGCAGAGCTGCGATCTGTTTCTTCATCGCCGCATTCTCATTCATCAAAGTGTCCCGACTAATACGGGTAGACTTCAATTCCATTTCCATTACACGCAGATCTTCACGCAACTGTGCAATAGTTTGCTCGGCTAGTTTTTTCTCAGACTCGTCAGCCGCATACACCGCCACCGCCAAACGATCTTTTAGCTTGTCGTTCTCATCTGCTAGTGCCTTGATGACATCGCCTGTCTGGTCATGGATAGGCTCATCCGTCTCTGGCTTGTCGTACTTAGCTTTACGCTCAAAGACCTTGCCATTTCTCTTTACCTTCACCACATCTGGTTTGTTACCACCACGAACTGCAGCGACCAATGTAATAGATACACGGCACGCCTTGGCTATCTCCGCATCGTTCCAGAACTGCCACTCAAAGTCATCAAGCATTCCTTGAACTGCGTTGCGCTTGTCCTCGTTAGTTCTGTGCCGTCCATTCTCAGCGTTCACACTCTTAGATCTAAGAATCGCATCACGCAAAGTACCATTGACAATCTGCACCTCAATGTCTCTTACGCCGGCCTTTTGATGGGCAAAGTAACGGTGGTAGCCATCGGTCAAGTAATACTTAATGCCGTCAAAGTAAACAAGAACAGCAGGGAATCTAGCTCCCGCCTTTATCGACTCAGCATATTCATCCACCGCCTCTTGAATAATCTTTACTCGTGACTGCGTTCCACCGTCTAATGTTAGTTGACTTAGTTTCATTTGCCCTGTCCTTTCATTGTCCAACCTACTAAAAAATATATCCATTTTGTATTTATGTTTATGTTTGTGTACCTATGTCCATTCCAAATATCAGAAATGTTTCTGCCCTTTGTGGCCATATAAGATTCAAACGCTTGTCGTGCATCGTTCATGAGTTTGCTTTCAAATAGTTGATCTCGCGTTGGTAGTGGGCTATAAGCTCCTCCAACATCTTGCTATACTTTTTTTCCCATTCCAGTTTTGCTTTTAGTTCTTCCATTACGGTCTCCTTTTTGCTCGATTAGTCCAACAATTTGCACAGTGCCATTTAGTAGGTGACATCTGTATTCCACCCTCTGGTGGTTTTATTTGTTTACATTTATCACATTCCTTTAGTTGATGATGGGGCTGCTTACTTCCCAACGGCAACTGTTGCGCTATAAATCCATTCATTCTTCTTCATCCCATATATCGTCAGGCCATACCAATACAGGTGTTTCAATACCTAAGTACCCGCCTTCAATGTTGAACTCGATAAACTCTCTAGCTTCTTCAGCCGAGCATCCATCTCTCATTAGAATTTCTCTAATCTTTTCTGCGTCATAGACCAATACACCAACTGTCGTGTTGTCACGCCAGATATAAGCAGGTCCAATGATTGCTTCGTCGTAGCCGTCGTACTTAATCATCTCTTCATGCCCCTTACAAAACTGGCAAAGCTTGCTGAGGTATCTCCAAATGCTTTCATCTTGTCAAACTCTTTGGCCACCTCTTCTAAAGTATCGTTACGAATCTTGTTTGACACTTCATTAATTTGGCATTCAACCATCTGCCTCTTGCGCCAGCCTAAAGCTTTCTCCCAAATGTTTAATTCCGGTTCAGTCATTTTTTTCCTTTATGTCATAAAACCAATCATCGCCGGCTGACCACTTGCGTGTGCCGTCCACAGTCCAAAAAGACTTTGCTGCCTGAAAGTCGGGGAACTTTGTTTCGGCGGGGATAAGACTCTGGTCGTACCAAAGGCACCGGTTATTTGGCTGGCAAGCAAACTGGCCGTTGTCTAGCGCAATCCAATTAAAAGACTTGTGTTCCTCGGCCTGCTCAGTAAAGCCAGTATCCAAGGACATCTCATCAGCGCAGAAGTCCACAGTAAACAAGTAGCGGCCATAGTGCCAACTCTTATCTTTTCCAAGAAACTTTACGCCAAGATTACGCAGGCCAATCTTCTCAAGAATTGTGAACCGGTAGCCCATGCAGTCCCACAGCTGCAAAACATCAACAGGTAGATCATCCATTCCCTCCTCTTCGTGCCAGACATAGGCATGAATTGGCAACTTGTCGTACAGCGCACCGTAGGCGGGTAGCAAAGACTCGATGCGGAACACTTGCCCCCGCAAAGCCTTTAAGCTGACCCAAACCGCAGGCTCCAACTCACCGTGACCTTTTTGAAAGTTGTAAAGAAACTCTTTACGAACAAAACATTTGATGGGCGGCAGTGACGCCACGATGTAACTCATGTGTTCTTCTCCTTGAGTTTGGCTTCAATGGCTTTGTAAGTTTCAAAGTAGTCACGCCCTTGACAGGCAAACGCTTCATCTTCCGTCAGGCCAACCCACTCATGCTTGTAGTACATCGGTGTCCAAGCAGGCTCTTTCTCTGCATACTCTTTGTTTGTTGTACATTGGTCTGGCTTGCCGTCTGGGTAATGCCATGCTACTGGTTCGTTCATGTGTTCTTCTCCTTGAGTTTGGCTTCAATAGCGTCGTAAAAAACACTCCATCCATCCATGCTATGTTTTTTGTACATCTCAATTTGTTCCTCATCCGTCAGCCCCACCCACGGCCTGAGCGTCTGTTGCACTTTAGCCTGAGCCGCCATGCCATCCTCATATCCTTGCCCGTAGGTTTCGTTGTCAGCGTCAATCAATTG